TGTTAAAAAATTACTACCATGATTATATTGAATTGATCCTCTATATTCATCTGCTCCAGAAGTTCCATCTGAAAAGAAAATATTTCCCTCATTTGAAGTTCCTGAACGAAGTGTCATTCCAGTACTACTTGAAGTTGCAATAGTAAATGTGTCTCCTGTTGACACACCTTCAGTAGTAGTTCCTAAAAGCAACCTTCCAGAACTATCAACAGTTGCTCTAGTCGTTCCACCCGTATTTATATTGACAGTATCAGATGCGAATGATAATCCCGTGTTTGCGTCAGTACCAGCTATGGAAGCCGCACTTGCAGATCCGTCAACTCCAGAAATACCAGTAGTGCCGTTAATGTTTAAACCCATAAGATTACCCCACTATTGTCCATGAACTACCAGCAGGGATAGTTACTGTTTTGCCACTATTAATAGTGATCTCACCAAAACTACCCGCTCCCCTGGCAGCAGTAATTGTGTAGTCATGCGTTACTGCTAATTGGTTTTCCCAAAAAACAGCATTTGCTCCATCATCACCACCAGTTGCACCGCCACCAGCACCGCCTATAGCTCCCCATGCACCATTGGCATATCCTTCAAAAGCATTGGAGTTGGAATTGTATCTGAATTGCCCATTTGCTGCTGCTGGCTGACCAGATTGACCAGGCTGTTGTGCATTTGTACCAGACGGTACTAACAAAAATCCGTTCCCTGACATTGTTACGTTGCCAGTTAGTGTAGGGCTGGCAGCAGTCGCAAGTCCCCCATTAGCAACACCTAAACTAAATATTGTTATCCATGCGTTATTAGCAGCATTTCTTTGTTTTAATACGTTATTTGTAGTATCAGCCCAAAACATATAAGCATATTTAGTACTAGGCTCAGATGAATTTGAACTTAATGCTACTAAAGCTGCTAATGCACCATTTATATCTGCTCTAACCGCACTTCCTGTCCCATTCGCAATATCCATATCGTGAATTGGAGGACTCATTATTATTCCGTAGTAATATTAATACTTACAATATACTATAAACCTTTTCCATAGCCAACCGCATTATATAAAAAGTTTCTATTTATTACTGTTCCGTTTGCTTGTTTAAATGTTACCTGGAAAGAACTACCAGTAATCGTACCAACTTCAAAATAATCACCACTCGCCATGTTCATAGCTGTTATCCCTACGCTTGGTAAATAGGCTGTAGCACCGCCTAACGCAGCAGTACCAGTAAAGAATGCCTTATCAAAAGTAACGGTCTTAGTGGCTGCTCCAGAAGCTATACTTCCATTGCTGCTTTCTGATCTTTTTTGCATAGAAGCAGTAAAACCTAATTCATCAACAAGAATATTTTCATCAACATCAGTAGAAGTTAATTTTGTGCGGAATTGATAACCTCTGCCTTTAAATGTTCCATTTATAAATGGTTGCCACGCACCCCATGAAGCACTTCCACTTGCAGGATCATCATTAGTTGATCTAAGTTCTAAAACTGCATTTACATTATTAATAATTCCACCATCCCAATCATCCCATGTATCACATAAAGCTGTTCTGTTATCAATTAAATCTGATGCCAAAAATCCTCTAGTAACAAATCTACGTTCTAAATCCAATGCAAAAGCATTACCAAGATCAACAGAATTTATAAAGTTATAAGTTGCAGATGGTTTTACATCACCAAAGAAATCAAAATTACCTATTGCATCAACATCCGTTATTGCATCAAAAGAATCGCCACCATCAATTACTAAAGCATCATATTCATCACTATAAAAACAATCTGTCTTGACACCTTGAAATGGTGGTGAATCTGTATCTTCTCTTCTTATAAGTACAGGTAGCTTACCAATAGGATCTGGTGGGTCAATAATAACGCTTGTAGCACTACTAACACGCCCTCCTGAGTCTTCAAATGCAACTAAAACTTCACCAGCAACCATTGGAATAATTGCTTCTGTTTGTACACCACTTTTTGCTGGTATTAATTCAACTGAGTTATTCCATGTTCCATTACCATCAGTTAAACTTGAATGTTTTATATTTACTTTTCCACCTAATTTAACGTCCAATTCTGTTGTTATATCCCATCTTAATCTTCCACTATTTTGATTTATTGTTTCAAAGCTAAGATTTGATGGAGCAGCAGGAACGGCTGTTTTTCCAACGGCATTAAATTCTAATGTTGCAGGAGTAGCAGAAGGTTCAAATAACGCATTTAAAGAAACAATTCTAAAATCATAAACACCAGCAGTAGTATCTAATATTTCTAGTTCAGTACTACTAACTCTAGTTCTTTCATAATTATTTTCTCCTTTTCTAAAATGCACTTCATATTGACTAGCACCTTTAACGGAAGCCCATGAAAATATAATCTTTGTTTTTGCCTGTTGTTTTTCTTCGTAAAACCTTTCAACAGCATTTAAACTTTCTGGTGCATCTAATATCGCATTTAAAATACTTACATTTCTAACAGGTAAAGCAGTTCCGTCTTCTACATAAGCAAACTTTCCAGAATTATAGGATAAAGCTGTAATTCCATAAGTAGTCTTATCTTCTTTTACATGAACAACTCGCCATTGTGTTGTTTGAACGGTATCGTTTTGTAAAATCCATACAGAATTAGCATTTGGAGCAGATGAGAAAGCAGAATCTACAGTAATAACAGCCCCAGAAATACCCGAAACATTTTTAGTTTCTACAGAACCATCAGGTAAAACAACAGATAAAGTTGGATTGTTTGTTGAGTCCAAATCCGTAGCATCAGTATTATCAACCGTTACTGTTGTTGTGGTTGCAGAATTTATCCGACCACCTCTTCTTAAACCAGCTTTTAATGGATCTGCAATTTCAATAACTTGTCCAGGTCTTACTAAAACACCAGCATCTATTGAAGTTGTAAAAGAAACTGTTTCTGTAGCATTTTGCTCTTCATATAATAACCATCTACCCATACGAGCAGCTTGATTACGGCTTGTGCAACCAAATGCTTCAATCTGCTTATGAATTACACCATATTTAGCTTCAGCAACACTATCAGTAATAGTTTCATAATCTTTTTCTTGATTGGTCATGTCAAAATAACCAACAGAAACAGAAGTGGATCTAGTTTTTAATGAACTACCACTATAGTTAAATCCATCTTTAGAAATATTTGACAAGGTAAACAAATAAGAACTTGTCTTAGGAGAGTCTTGGTTAATAGTTAAAGAACCAGCAGTCCAATATGGCATAGTTCTCATTACAGAACAGAGTTCGTTTATTACCTTAAAAGCATCAGACCTTTGTTGTATAAGTGCATTACAACTAAATCTAGGCTCTGTAGAACCTGTACCAGAACCATCATCTACCTGTGCCGAACAATATTGTGAAGCACTATAAAAAGCAAACTTATCAATATGTGCAGCCTTTACATGATCGCCTAACCCCCATCTACTGTTTATTAATAATTCGTGCAACAGCCAAGCAGGGTCACTACACCATTCATTTGTGGCTTTAAACGTACCATTCCAAGTCCCTGTATATGTAATAGAACCATCAGATTGAACAGTACCGTTACTAGGTATTGGAATTTTAATACCACGCAATTTATACATTCTTGCTGGTACTGAAGGAAACTGTTCAGAATCAAACCTTAAACCAGCATGAGCAATATTTGGATAAGGTCTTTGCTCATCAATTATTTCTGTATAAGAAGTCCAACTAAAAGCATTTTGTAATTTAGAATCTGAACTATCTGCTGTTATACGAGTAACTCTTACTGTTATAGGAAAAACAATACTGCTATTAAGATTTATACGATAATCTCTAGAATAAGCATTGTTAGAGCGACCAATTACTTTGTCTGTTATTGGTGTTGTAACAGTTCCATTATTTTGAATAATTTCTACTTTTAAATCTATTGTTGTTCCGTCAATATCGCCTTCATCAGTAAATTTCTGTATTGATGGAAATTGAACAGTAACCCTAACGGCATCAACATTAGTATTTGTTATTGTCCTAGAAATAGGAGTAGCTTGCTCTACTGTTACACCAACATTATATTCTGATTCAATTTCTGCAATTCCAGGAATAAAAGTTTGATTGGCAGTACCAAATCTAGGTTCAAAAGCAATATTACGAAAATTAAAATCAGTATCTTGTGGATTTGCTGGATTAGCCGTAGAACGTAAAACAGGAGTTCCTGTTAAGTAAACATCTTTTAAAGCAGCATTATTGTAAGTTGTAGTTCCTTTTGTATAACCAACCGCAGATGGAAACCCTTCAATTTCACCCTCAGAAAGTACGTCTACGATTGTTAAATGCTGTGTGCTATTTAAAGTTTCATTTTCACTAAAAAATTGATGTCCTAAAAAAGTGGTAGGTTCTCTATTACCCCCACTAAAAGTCATAGTTCCCATTTAAGCATCCCCTTTTAATTGAACGGTATCTATACCAGCAGATACCACAACAGAACCTACAAACACCTCTCCAAAAATTAAAGGTATGGCAGTTCCAGCCCGACTTGTATTTTGTACGCCATTAAATGAAAAGTTTGTAGCTTGTGGTTGTTCTGCCAAAGAAGGGTTTTCTGGTACTGGAGTAAGCATTTCAGAAACACCATTTAATGCCATCATAAGACCAGCAGTTTGCATAATACTAGAAATCGCAATTGGAGCAGTCAAACCAAAAGTACCTATAGTCCCTCCAAAAAAGGCAGGAGCCATATAAGGAGCAGCAATTAAAACAGCACCAGCAATTATTTTTCCTACGGTGCTATTGAAAACATCTTTAATCCAACCAAAGATCGCACCCCCTACTAACGGTATAATTTTTATTTCTTGATTACCACTAGGATCTACTAATTCTTTTTCTTCTAAATCATAATCACCAACTTTAACCTTATAATATTGATCCTTCATATTATTTTCTAACCCTGGAAAGTTTACTAATAAAAACTTCATAGCATCTGCTGCACTAGCAATATCAGCTTTAAATTCCTTTTTTCCTAAAAATTTAGCTAAAGAACCATAAACTTTAATTGTTTTTAATTTAGTACTCATACGCAACAGCAATAGCTACTTCTAATATAAACCATTTACTGAGGTTGCAACTGTGTCCATTCTTCTGTTTTTGGATTTACGATATACCAAGTAAGTTTTGTTGTATTGCAACCAGCAACATCCGCTTCGCTAGGACTTGTAGAACCTTGGGTATGACTATGGATAATAGCTTGCAAGTCCCCTGAGTCCTCTGCCTCTATCCAATCATTAGGATCAATTACAAAACAATCAATATTATCTGTACATATATTTTTACACGCCCAATATTTGTTTTTATTTTTAATTTTTACTAACAACCCACAAGATTCAGAAGGATCACATTCTTTAGCGTGATCTAAGGCATCTTTTTTCCACTTGATCATACAAACGTACCAATACCAGGGAATATATCTCTAGTACAAATACGTTTTGGTACTTTTACGTTAATCAAATCAAAAGCAGCGACACATTCCCACTCAACCATATTTCTATTCTCAACAGTCTTACGATCAAGATAATAAATTTCTTCTGGCATAGCTGCCGTAGGATCTGGTGTCCCTAAATTATTTGTATTATTAGGAAAATTAGCATTATCTAAATAACGTGCAAGAGTTCTTATTCTTGTTAATTTCGCTCCATTTAAATCATTACCAGGAGTTGTTTGATTTATGTCTAAAAGTAATGCAGTAAAGGTACTGAGCATATTACTAATACGCAGTTTTGGTCTTGGTAGGGTTGTTGAAGATCCATTAAATTCAAAACCAGTTACTTCAACAGGAAATTTAGAATAAGAATTACCAGCCCAGACAACAGAACCAAACGTATTAAGATTTGCACCACTATGAAACCTATAAACAGTAGATGATCCATGTAAGGTGGCATCTAAAGACAAGGTAAATAATTCAATTAAAGAACTAGGAGAAGTTTTTTGTAGTTCTGATACTGGTATTGCCATTTAAGGTTCTGCTATTTGTACAAAAGTAGCTCTTATTGAGTTTTTATTAGAAGAAGTAAAATCTACATTCCAATCTGCACAAGTCCATTTAAGAGCATTACCAAAAGGATCAGTCCAATCAAAAGATTCACTACCTTTTCTTGCTTCTAAAAAGGCAATAATATTATTTCTTTCGGTATCATTACGATTAGAAAAAACTAAAGTCCAAGCTTTTAAATCTGGATTAAGACCATAAGAAACCGATTGACGATAACCATCACCAAATTCAATAGTGTTTACTCTCGGCTTACTCATTTGAGAAGCAGGAAAACTAGGAGTGTATGTAAAAGTAGCCATAATTAAGAACTAAGAAGACCTCCAGGACGTTTTTGATCTATTATTTCTGCTTGAATTGCAGCAGCTAAGACCTGACCAAATTGCCTTGATTGTTCTTCATCACCTTCAACAGAAGTACCAGAAGCATCAACAGAAACATTAACAACGGTAGAGCCACCACCATGAGCTATAACCCCAAGTTTTCCGTCCTTCCCACGTTTTAGGGGCATGATACTTTCCGCACCCGCTTCTCCCATCAAGCCAATTCCATTCTTAAAAGGAAAAACGGTGGGTTTATCTACAATGCCCCCTCTAGCAAATTTTTGAATACCATTAGCAGCATAAACATTACCTTTGGCATTCTTTCCAAATATATTAGGGAAGATTCCACCTAACCAACCTGTAAGTGGTCTCATTATTGTTTGCTGTATTGCGATACGAGTTAAATCCTTAATAATAGATTTTGCCAAGTCCTTAAATGCAAATTTTCCTGTAGTAACAAAATCTACCAAAGTATCTTCTAATTTTTGGAAGGCATTACCAACAGTTTTTGACATAGCCCCTGCTACATCTTCTAAACCTTCTTTGTATTTATCAAAACCAGCTTTTGCACCTTCAACAAATTTATTTATAGCATCTTCGGCTTTTTTAGTTCCTGCCTCAACCTTCCCTGCAAATTGTTCTGGGTTGAATACTTTATTTAATCTTTTCATTATTTCTTCCTTACGTTCAGCATCTGATTTTCTGATACTTGTTTCGGCTTCTAAACCTAATGCGTCAACTAAAAGACGTTTTAATTCTTGTTCGTATAGTTTTTTAAATTCTGCACTACTTTCTTTAGCATCTGTTATCGCACGAATATTATCTTTAGCAATATCTTTAAAACCTAATACTTTTGACTGTAGTGCTTTTCCGCTTAAACCTTCGTCTTCTCTTAGTTTTTCTGCAAGTTGAACTTGTAAATCTCTAATTTCAAATTGACTTGTTAGTTTCTCTCCAAAATTGTCAGGAATTAGTTTGCCTAATTGTTTAGAAAGCCAACTAATTGTATCTATTACTGGTTTTAAACCTTCTGTGATATTTTTAACTGAGTCATCAATGATGTATTTTAAATCTTCACCAAATATTATCCAATCTGCTAATACTTCTTTAATCTGTTGCTCGTTTTCATTAGCCCACATTACCAGTAATGTCATCTGGTCTTGGAATCCAGCACCAGTATCTTGGAAAAATCCACCATAGTTTTCTTTAGCGGTATCTAAAGCAAGCTTTAACCTTGCACCAGCTTTTTCTGGTGACTCACCAATAGTCCTTGCTAACTGGTCATAATCTTGAACTTGTTTTCTTGTAAAAGCAACAAAGTCAGCAATCGTTACACGACCTTGTTCAAAATCTTTAGCTAATTGTGGTAAGTCTCTACCTGTAGCTTCCGCAAACTTAGCAACAGCACCAGGTAATCTTTCACCGATTTGCCCCTGCATTTCTTCAGCCGTCACCTTACCTTTGGACAATACCTGAGTAGTTGCTCTTATGATTGCATCTAAATCTGCCTGACTACCACCAAAGGCAACACCAGCAGCAACCATACCTCTATAAATCTGTTCTGTCTCTTTAATAGTTAAATTATTAGCTCTTGCAGCAGCAGAAACCTTTGAATAACCATCAAGAGTTTCGAGCAAACTAACAGAGTAATCTTTACTGATTTGTCGTGCCAATTTTAAAACACGATTATATTCTTCTTGATCTGTACTGACAGCAGCTAATGTTCTTTTTGCCTGATTTAACTCAGCAACATATTCTGCTACACCACCAGCAGCTTGTCTTATAGGAGTAACAGCAGAACCTATAGCAGCACCGACTAAAGCACCAGGAACACCTCCTCCAACAACACCACCAATGGCTGCACCGACACCAGCTTCGGGACTTATCCTAGCCGAACCAGCAACAACACCAAGGCTTTGTGCAGCACCCTTAAATCTACCTCCTGCACCTTTCCCGCTTTTGCCTGATTTTGCTAACGCTCTTTCTGCCTTATTTATATCTCTTGTTAATTCACGATATTCTTTACTTGTCATATCAACATTAGCTCTTAATTCCCTAAAAATATTAATCGAGTCCCTTAATTCGTTTTCTGTTCTATTTGTTGCACCAGCTAAAACCTCT